CTTAACAATATCCTTGATTACCAGGACTTCCTGAGTATTCAAAGTAAGTTGAGCAATGATGAAATTCGCCCCCTGGGTATTGGTATTACTAATCTAGCCTACTGGCATGCCAAACGTAGTTTGAAGTATGGAGAGAAAGATTCGTTAGCTGAAGTTAAATCGTGGATGGAACATCAAGCGTTCTATCTAACTGAAGCGTCAGTTGAACTGGCCAAGGAACGTGGTCGTTGTGAAGGCAGCGACCACACAAGATATGGTAAAGGAACCTTCCCATGGGAGACTCGTGCTAAAGGTGCTAATGAACTAACAGACTTTGCTCCGGAACTAGATTGGGAAACACTACGTGGTCAAATGAAAGAACATGGTGTTCGTAATGCTACTCAAATGGCAGTTGCTCCAGTTGAAAGCTCAAGTGTTGTCATTAACAGCACCAATGGCATAGAAATGCCCATGAGCTTGATTAGCGTTAAAGAAAGTAAGGCAGGATCATTTGTACAGGTTGTACCTGAGTACCATAAGTTAAAGAACAAATATCAACTCATGTGGGAACAAAAAGATTGTGAAGGCTATTTAAAGACTAGTGCGGTGATCGCAGCCTATGTGGACCAATCAATCAGCACTAACACATTCTACAACCCAGCGCACTTCGCGGATCGCAAAGTGCCAACTACGTTGATTGCTAAGAATTTAATGCAGTCACACATGTGGGGCTTAAAAACTTTCTACTATAGTTTGATTAACAAAGCAGGCAGTAAGATGGCTGCTGAAATTGCGCCAACAATGTTAGAGCCTATTAACTTTGATGACGAAGAAGACTGTGAATCTTGCAAGCTCTAAGGAATCGATATGTTAAAAGATAGAAGAGTATTATTAGAACGCGATCTCAAAGAAGCGCACGACCGTGCCTCAAATATGTATTTGAACATTGTTACCAATGACGGTGATGTTCATAGCATAGAGTATCAACAGGCACGAGATCAAATTTCTAAGTTGGAGTTTGATCTCAATATGGTTAATCAATTAATTCACAGAGGACATGAATAAGTGTTAGAAACTATATGTGACATAATGGTAGACGCTTACAAGCGTAATTGGATTACCAGTCGTGATGGTAACGTAAGCATACGACATCATGACCGTGACCACTTTTACATCACACCCAGTGGTGTGCGTAAGCAGACTCTACAACCAGACCAGTTTAAAAAGATTGGCATTGAGACAGGATACTATGACCAACCTCCTCGTCCTTATCATGCGAGCAAAGAACTACCCTATACTGAAATCAGTGCCAACTTAAAGCCCAGTGGAGAACTACCCTTACACTTTGGCCTACAAAAAGAAATGGGACAGCACACCGGTGAAGTTCGTGTAGTAGTACACGTTCACCCCACTTACTGTATTGCGGCCATGCATGCCGGAATTGATTTGAGCACAGTCAGTTCAGCGTTTCCAGAACTCAATCGTTATACTAAAGTAGCACCAAATGTAGGTGATGTAAAACCCATCAGCCAAGAGCTTGCGGATCAATGCCATTATCGGTTAGAATTGGATGACCGTGGAAATATTGCCTACGACATAGTTGGTATTAAAGGACACGGAGTTGTTGCTATCGATACAACACCGTGGCGAGCATACGAGCATATAGAAAGATTAGAACACATTTGCAAGATAGTACTTGCATCAGGAAAATATTAAATGAGTAAAGCACAATATAACTTATCAACAAAAACAGACTACCTTAATCGTAAAATGTTTCTAGATCCAGCAGGTCCTGTTACTATCCAACGATTCGAAGAAGTAAAATATAAAAAGATTGCGGACTTTGATAGTACTGCCCGTGGATTCTTTTGGCAACCCGAAGAGATTAGTCTTAGCAAAGACGCAAACGATTTTAAGGATGCAAGTGATGCCGTTAAACATATTTTTACTAGCAACCTACTACGTCAAACAGCACTTGATAGTTTGCAAGGTAGAGGGCCAACACAGGTGTTTACTCCTGTGTGTTCACTGCCCGAACTTGAAGCGTTGATGTACAACTGGGGCTTTTTTGAAACTAACATTCACAGCAAAAGCTACAGTCATATCATTCGCAACATCTACAATGTACCCAAGGATGTGTTTAACACAATTCATGACACTAAAGAAATTGTAGACATGGCAAGTAGTGTGGGCAAGTACTATGATGAATTACACAAGATTAACTGTCAAAAAGAATTGGGCCAAGCAGTCATTGAACAAGAACATGTTAGAGCAGTTTACATGGCCCTACACGCCAGCTACGCATTAGAAGCATTTCGCTTCATGGTTTCATTTGCCACCAGCTTGGCCATGGTTGAGAACAAGATCTTTATTGGTAACGGAAATATTATCAGTTTGATTCTACAAGACGAACTGTTACACAAAGGCTGGACAGCGTACATCATCAATCAAGTGGTCAAAGAAGACTCTCGTTTCACCACCGCCGCAAAAGAATGTGAACGCGAAGTGTATGCGTTATATCTAGATGTGATACGTGAAGAAAAACAGTGGGCGGACTATTTGTTTAACAAAGGTCCAGTTATTGGTCTTAACGCTAACATTCTTAAAGACTTTGTAGACTACACAGCAGTTGGCGCACTTAAAGATATTGGTATCAAATATCAAAGTCCTGCTCCTAAGAGCACACCGATTCCTTGGTTCAACAAACATAGTGATACTAGCAAGAAGCAAACAGCCTTACAAGAAAACGAAAGCACTAACTATGTTATTGGAGTCATGGGAGAAGGCATCGACTATGATGCGCTACCAGCATTATAAAAATAAAAGGAAATTAAAATGGCAAAATTACACGAAGAAGTAGTTGTACTTAAATTAAGTAAACTGGTTAAAGAAAAAGACGGAGCAGATTTGATGCTGGCTGACGACGAGTTTTGTTCAGCTATCGAACAAGTGGCTCAAGAGCTTGCAGGCGCAGGTATCATTGTGGAAGTGGAGCGAGCATAATGAAAGCAACTGTATGGAGTAAGTATCATTGCCCTTACTGCGATCAAGCTAAGGCACTGTTAAAACAACGAGGATACATCATTGAAGAGAAGAAAATTGGAGATGGGTTTACTCGAGAAGAATTATTAGAAGCAGTGCCCTCAGCACGAACAGTTCCGCAGATTTTTATTGACGAACAATTAATCGGCGGATTTACAGAACTCAAACAACATTTAGAAAAGGTATAATATGTTAATTTCAAAAGGCGTAACAGAAGGCGAAGTAGTCACACTTAAACTGACCAGTGGAGAAGAAATCGTGGCCAAGTTAGTGGAAGACGGCCCAATGTATTACAAGTTAAAGAACCCTCAAGTTATTGGCATGGGCCCAAAAGGCCCTGGTTTGATGCCCTACCTGTTTACAGTTAGTCCTGATAGAGAAATCAAATTGGCCAAATCCACTGTTACAGTAGCTGAAGGAACTGATGAACAGTTTGCCAAGCAGTTTATTGAAAGCACCACTGGTATTGCCCTAGCATAAATATTATATGCCCTTTATTTCTAAAACACTTGCTATCAACACTGGTACTGCTAATACGTTTACGCTAGTGGATGCGGCCTTGGCCGCAGATACACAATGTAATATCTATATTACAAATAGAAGTAACTCAAGCGGAAATTTTCGATTAGGCATTTCAAATAGTAGCCCTAGCGAATCGGAATCTATACTATACGACTTTCCTTTGGCATCCAAAGGAACATTTATTCTCAATGATGTTTTAGTGAAAACTGGTGAAGGAATTTACCTTTATAGCCCTAGTAATTTTAGTATCCGTGTAGAAGGAAAGGAGATACCATAATGGCTGCTTACTTATTTGAGCCTGCACCTGCAGCACCGCCCACATACGACTATGGCAGTGTTTACGGTAACATATCAACATATCTAAATCAAGTTAGAGAAGAGTTGGCTGACATCGACATCGACACTACTGCCACGGCGGCAACGTTATTGTTGATAGCAACTAGCCTTGGCACAATGGCCACTAACTCAACAACAATGGCCACTAACACTACCACCATTGCTAGTAAACTAACAGCCATTGAAACTTATCAAAAGAAAATGAAAGAGCTAGGCGAAGGTCCCGGCATACATTTTATTGGACCGTACGAAGTATTTGGATTAGTTTCAATATATCGAATGATGATAGAACAGGCCAAGATTCTAGAATCTACAGGAGCCACAGCAACTCCTGAACAAGTCGCTCAAGCGTTGATAGAAGTAAGACGTCTTTCAGAGTTGATCAAAAATAATATTTCCAAGGAGTTTTAACATGCCTGGGATAGCAAGAAACGCAGGCACGGACGCAGCCGGTGGAGCCATTATTCAAGGCTCGGGTAATGTGTTTGCCAATGGTAGTCCTGTAGCACGAGTCGGCGATGCAGTAGCAGGCCACGGCCGCGGCCCACATAGAAGTCCTGTAATGGCTGCTGGCAGCGGCAATGTATTTGCCAACGGCATAGCAGTTTGTCGAGCCGGCGATCCTGCCACATGTGGCCATCCAGCTAGCGGTTCAGGCAACGTGTTTGCCAATTAATTTGACCTACAAACAAAATTCTGTTATAGTTAGAGTATGAAAAATAAGATCATACTCACTGATGCAGATGGCGTACTTCTCGATTGGGAATATGCTTTCAATGTATGGATGGAGCAACACGGCTTCACACTCCAAGAACCTCTCAAATACAATATTGGCAAACGCTATGGTATTGACATGGAGCAGGGCAAAAAACTAATCAAAGTCTTTAACGAATCAGCAGCCATTGGCTTCTTGCCTGCTCTAAGAGATGCCATGTACTATGTTAAACGACTACATGAAGAACATGGATATGTGTTCCATTGTATCACTAGCCTAAGCAAAGATGAAAACGCACAAGAACTTCGCAAAATGAATTTGCGAAAGTTGTTTGGCAACACAGCCTTTGATCGTTTTGTGTTTTTAGATACTGGTGCTGACAAAGATGAGGCACTGGCAGAGTACAAAGGCTCAGGCTACATTTGGATAGAAGACAAAGTTGATAACGCACTTGTAGGCGCCAACTTGGGACTACGTAGTTATCTGATGGAACACGGTCACAACATGGAGCATAAAAATACAAAATATCGCATTGTGAAAAACTGGAAAGAAATCCACGAATTGGTCACTCGATGAACAGTTTAGAAAAAATTTGGGCAAGAGCAACGGGTCACTTAATGGGTCAAACGGACGAGGATCGTCCAGATATTCCAATTTTGACTCTACGTGAAGCCCGCATCGCATTATTCCTAAAAACATTTTGGGTTATAATACACACCGTTACCTGTTGTTTCATAATTGCCAACACAATTAAGCACTGGTAATAACTATTAAACAAGGAGACTAATATGTCAAACAAATATTCAGAGTTCACAGCAATCGTAGAAGCAATGGAAAGCGATTTCGAAAAGTTTTACGATAAAGAAGTCGGTGCCGCAGGTACTAGAGTTCGTAAGCATTTACAAGAGCTAGCCAAGCTGTGTAAAGAAACACGCAATGATGTTACCGCAGTTAAGAACGCACGTAAAGAACCAAAATAATAGCATAAATACAATATCCAATAGGAGGTAGTATGGCTTATTCAGAAAAGGTG